TTCCCTGACTTTGCACCTGAAGCTAGAAGCGGAAGTTACGATGGTGTTCTTAAGGGCAACAGGTACGACATTAAGTCATCCCACTACCCTAATGCTAGGCTATTAAGTACACTAAAAGTTAACCCTGATGTTGACTTTTATGTTTTGGTCATCGTGGACGGAAGGGCTGTGGACATCAAAGGTTGGGCTTGGAAAAAAGACTTAATTAAAAACGAAAACATAAGAGATCTCGGGCATGGCCCTGGGTATTGCCTGGAGCAATCAGAATTAAAGGTGTTTCCAGAGTAACCTATTTAACTTGATTACTCCCATTCATGCATTTAAATTATCAAAATGGGAATAACATATAATGGGGTAGAGGTATCAAGTGTTGTCTTTAATGGGACAGCAATTGATAGTATGGTATTTAATGGGCAGACAACTTTCACATCTCAGACAGTTGAACTCAGCCAGGTGGTTCCATCAGGAGGAGATTCTAGTAGTCTAAGTGGTGCTGCTGATGGAAATCTGTTTTTAACTAACACTTTAGCTGCAGGACAGGAAGCCACTATACTCGAGAATCAGTATGCTTCTGAGATTCTTGCAACATCTTACTCAATATCCGGAATTTCCTATACTGGCGGAAATGCAGTGGTTGAGCTTCAGTCAATTATAGACGACCCAGCTGCATCCTGGGAGACAGTTGACGTTTTTAATGTAATTTCTGGCCCACAGGATTTCAGTGGCACAATTAACACTGCAGCAAAATCATTTAGGATTCAGGTAATCAGTAGTGATAATGACGGTCAGTTAGCTATTGACTCTTTTTACATCGGAGTCACCGAATATGACTCAAGCGACCCCGATACAGCCTCGCAAACAGAGGCACCTTCTGGTGGGGAGCTAACATCATCCGAGACTCAAGATAATGTATTTTTTAATACAGTTGTATCTTCAGGTTCTGCATTTGATATTTTGAAAAAATCTTACCCTGAGAAAGTTTCCTTAACAGGATATAATATCACAGGGCTTTATTTCTCGGGTAGCAATCAAGGAGACCTCTCGACTGCCTCCCTCCAGGCAAGTGATGATGATGTAAATTGGAGCATTGTTGCCAACTTTAGTCTTACCGATGGCACCCGAAAAGACTTCTCTGACACTAATTTAAATATAGAAGCTAGATACTTTAGGTTAAGAATGTCTTCTTTTGTACAAAATGGTTATGCTTCACTTGACTCACTTCAACTGAATGTTCAGCCTCTTTCATCAGACGTGATTGATGATGTATCAAGTCTAGTGACTGAACCTGCAATTAGCGAGGGTCTTGGACAAGCCCTAGCGATCAACGACACTGAGACTAGAATTGCAATATGTGGGGGGCAACTTGGGAACGAGAAGATTGTCATTCATGAGCTTAATGATGGTGTGATCGGTAATCAAATAGGTGGATATATTTCCTACTCACCTTTTGATTCACCTGGTGGAACTTATGGTTTTGGGAAATATGACCTTATTAGAATTTCTGATGATGGGCAAACGGTTGTCATTGTTCTTACTAACCTAAAACTTTACGTATATAAATTATCCGGATCCCAGGAGTGGCAACTTTTCGCAACCCATGCCAACCCAGCTAACGACATTAGCTCACTCTATATGAGTCCGGATGCGTCCGTGATTTCGTGGGGTGATCCTTATTATGGTGGCTCCTCTCAGGGTAGGGTTAGTTGGGTGCGTTCAGATGACAGTTATACAAATGTATATTATGTACAAAGAACCCTCACGGATGATCACCCCTTTGAAAATTTTGCTTTTGATTATTATGGATATGGCAGTCTTAATGGATTTATCCACGAGGGCAAACAGTATTTATTTATTCCTGCCCATGGGAATGGTCACAGCGGCGACACTGCTCGGGTGGATGGTGAACGAAGAGGACTCGTGGATCTTTATGTATCCAATGATGGAAATGCTACATTCACATTGATTAAACAATTTGTGGGATTAGATTCACCCGATACTTCTAATGAGCAGATCGGTTATGGTATTGCAGCAAACTTTGCAACAAATGGTAATCTTGTCGTGCGTGTATTAGGTAGCAGGTTCAGTGACGCTAGTCTGAATGAGCATATTTATGAGACAGATCTTTCTGACACATCTAGCCTGCAGAATCATGTTAATACATTTAATAGGTCATCTCTAGTAAGTTCATTCCTCAATTCGAAGCAGAGAGGAAATTTAGTAGTGGACTACTTTGATTCTACTTATAGGCGATTGAAGTTTAACCCGGACGCAACAAGCATTGAGGATTACTATGTTGTGGAACAAACTATTCTAAATTTAGAAGGTTCTGGTGAAGGCACTAGTTATGAGGCTTACGCAATTCTTAGTGATGGAACCATGTTCTATGGATTTGATTGGGCTGCACGCACTGCTGGTGGCGTAAAAAAGTATATCCCACAGTCTGCTCTGCCCATCCCTAGTGGCCCCCAAAGCGCTGAAATAATACTAACCAACCCAGTTAGTGAAAATTTAGCAGCCAACCAATCTAAGTTTTCATTTAATACTATTGGGGTAGCTGATGCCCCGGAACTCACAGAGAGTACAACTAACGCACCATATAAGCAAATCACTTTTTCTTCAGAACAAGGCTCTGAAATAGGAGCCAATGATGGTAGTGGTGGATATTTTAGGGTTTATCCTTATTCGGGGACTGCTGATGTAACAGGGGGAGTATTTGAGTTTAATGGCTTAGGCCCTACTTCTGGTATGGGTGGTTTGGTTGCCACATTGTCTGGATTTTCTACTAACAGCACCACTCAGTACTATGGTCGTGCCTACTCTTTGTGGGTTAAGTTCGCAGATAGCGATATAGGTGGGGTGACTATCGATCCAGATAAAGCCTCAATGGTTTTCGCTGACGCCATTTGGCCTAATGGAGAGAATAACGCTGCTAACAGTGGTTCTTATTTGATGCAAAGCACTATTAATAATATTAAGTCAAACATCGACCCCGAGCAGGTTATAGCTACATATTATTCCCCAATACAAATGCTTGCGTCAAATGGTAGTACAGACACCGATGGAAATTTTTACTACAGCTACGCTGTCACAACTCCGATAAAAAGGAAGCACTTCCCGGATGGTAATTTTGAGTTCAATAAATGGTATCATCTAGTTTTTACGAATGATAACACCAACCAAACTCAAAATGTCTACATCAATGGTGAATTCCGTATAGGTTCAACTCATACTAGAACAGACAAGTATTTTAGGTATACAGACTATCGACCATTTGAACTTGGTAGAAGAGCCTACTACAATTATACTGGTATGGAGTTTCAGGGTTGGGTGGGTCAGTTTGATTACTATCTTAACGGCGGCGAAGCTTCTCCACTCTCTGAGTCTGATCCAGCAGCGATTTACAATGCTGAGGTTCCTTACTATAACTACTTAGAGCAAAATTCTGGAGGGCAGAATTCTTCAGAAGCAGTTTCAGGCAATACCTATACTGAACCTTTAACCCTAGGTAGTGGTACTAAAGATTTGGAAATGATTTATGTAGAGCCTGGTACCTTTACTATGGGGGATGTAGGGGGGAACAATGCAGAGCCTGTTCACAATGTCACCCTGACTAAAGGATTTTATTTAGGTAAATACGAGGTGACCCAGGCCCAGTACGAGGCAGTGATGACTGGGATAGAGTTGGGGCCGGATTGGTCGAGTGCCACCCCGAGCCAATATGGCGGCAACCCGGACCGCCCGGTGGAGGCGGTATCGTGGAACAACGTTCAGGTATTCCTTACCCGCTTAAATGAACAGCAAGCTGGCAATATCCCTGATGGTTGGGAGTATGCTTTGCCTACTGAGGCTGAGTGGGAGTATGCCTGCAGGGCAGGCACGACCACGGCGTACTCGTGGGGGGATGCAATTTCTTCCACTGATGCGAATTATTATTTTACCGTTGGAGAAACTACTGATGTGGGCCAGTACAGTGCCAACCCCTGGGGCTTTTTTGATATGCACGGCAATGTGTATGAGTGGACGGCGGATGCTTGGGGTAGTTACGCAGCAGGTGACCAGACCGATCCGTTCAATGTCGGCGTAGAAGGCGATGAACGTGTCATTCGGGGTGGGGGCTGGCAAACTTTGCCTGAGTTCGTGCGTTCGGGCAACCGCTACAGCGACGTCGCCAACAAACTTGCAAGCCACATTGGCTTCCGTGTCGCTTTAAAGCAAATTTCCTAAGTAGTACTTAGGGCATTATATTAAAGTAATCAACGGCATCCTGCTTTCTTGCAACAGAAGAGCAGTAATGCCTATGGAAGGTTTTGTAATTTGAATGCCCTGTGTACCGCATGGTTTGCTCCATGCCCATTGTGAAGTATGCATAAGTGCAAAATGTGTGCCTCATGGCATCATGTGCGATTCTGCCAAAATATCTGCGCCTAGCAATCCGGTAGGCATTGTAGGTGTATGTTTTATTAATCCCATACTTTCTTAACCAAGTTAATAAATTATTAGGTAAATCATGTAGTACACGTGTCGTACGTAGCTTAGAATTTGCGCCAAGGATATAAAGCTTCTTTCCTTGAAAATCTAAATCCTTACTTTCAATTTTCAAGGACTCGTAGGGTCTAACTCCTGCGAAAAGTTGTATGGCTGTTCTGCCTTTGAACTTATCGGGCATCTTATCAAGTAGATCCTTAGCCTGATCAACTGACAAAATCTCAATGGGGTTCTCATCTTGTAAAACCTCAAGGATCTTAACATTGGTAAACTTTCTCTCTGAGCAGAAACCTTGATCTCCACACCAGTTCAGAAAGCCACAAACATCATTTCTATGACCGATTCTAGACCATCTGCCGTCGAAGCTTTCGGCAAATCGTTTGACGTCTTGCCTAGTGATTTGGTCAACAGTTTTACAATCTGTCCAATTTAAGAAGCTAGTGAGCCTAGTTTTATAGGTCATCAAGCTAGTGTTTCGAAGGTTCCTTTGACCGCAGGCGTCCATATACATGTGGTATGCATCGACAATGCTCACATTGTCGCATAACCCATTAGCCTCGTGAGGCTTATGAGTGGTGGGAGATGGCAGATTCGAACTGCCGACCTCATGCGTGTCATGCATCTTTCGGAACCCCCAAATCTTCAGTGAATCAAGGAGTTTTCTCATGTTGTTACTTAATATATTTGTTTACACTTTGTATTCCCAATGTTAGTATGTGGGAATCAAATCATGAACGATGCGGACATTTTAAATCAGGTCGAACCAAAACTTAAAGAATATTACTCTACCTTTCTTCTAGTAGGTTTTAAAGCAGACACTGGAGAGGTGAGTTGCATAGGTGATATGGGATGCCCTAAAAGTAAATTCGATGAACATAGAAAGTTGAAGCCGATCTATAGAAATATTGTGCGGTTGGTGGAGAAGGAAAATGAGAAAAATACGTAAAGGCTGGGCATGCTTCGATGAGTTTCCTCCTATATTTGTTAGGCTATTAGCTCGTGAGAAAATTAAAAATAAGAATGGAAAAACTAGTGCAGTAAGGGTTTTGTCTGACGAAGAAATAGCCATTAATGCTGGTATGGATGTTCAGGATATTAAGTACATATCTAAGATGCATGATTGGGCTGATATAAGTGTGGGTGAAGCCAAGAAGTTTTGCCAAGGTTGCAACTTTGATCTCTTCGATTGGCAGGTTCGAAATGGAGCTTATGCACTGGCTTCAAATGGTAGCTTTGCTTACCTAAGATCTAGCCCTGATTGGATCAAGAAGTACAAGCCAATGCTAATGGCTTTTTTCAATGCCCAGACGGAAAAAGTATAGTACTGAAGAGTTGGCAACTGCAATGCGCCGTAACGACGGCAATTATGCAGATGCTGCTCATGAGCTTGGTATTACTGAAAAAAATATGCGAGAGCGTGTACGTAAGGATCCTCGCGTTAAAAGTATTTGGCAAGTGGCTGGTAATCAAGGTCATGCCCCTAACGAAAATGAAATACTAGTAAGAAAGGATCCTCCTCCTGCACCCGACCATAAAGAGTTTCTAGGTGCATTGAAGGAGAATGGTAAAGAAGATTTCTTGAATGAGATTGAGACCATGCTCCACAATCCTAATAGCATTGAAAAGCTAAAGGTATTTCAGAACCTCAAGGGTGGCATAGGGCAATTAATGTCAAATGCGTTGGATGTCACGCAGAAGATAGCTATTAGGCAGAACATGGCTTTATTTGAGGTCGGGGAGAAACTAAGGGACGATATATCAAGTGGATCTCTCGATGCCGAGGAGGAGATTTTACGTACCAAGTTGTTTCTTCAGACTACAGAACAACAAGGTAAGTTCTACGATAGGCTTTTGCATGGTCTTGATTTAATGATCAAGATGTCTGAAAAGGATAAAGTTAAGGAGAAAAAGAAGCCTGGATTTAGACCTTTAAAGGAGATGAAAAGTGCCACGGCTGAAGAAGATTGATCCTAAGGCATTTCTTGATGCATTCTCCGAGGAGCAAGAGGAGCAGCAGGAAGATGAAATATGGTCACCATCTCTATCGGGATCACAGGATGAGCTATTCCATTCTACCTCCAAGTATATATTGGCATATGGGGAGAGAGCATCAGGTAAAACTTTCGTCTTAGGTGGACATAAGTTAGTACGCCACTGCTATGAGAACTTTAATGCTTTAGCGCTAATTATCGTAGGAGTTAAGTCTCAAGCTACTCAGGGTGGTGTTTGGCATAAACTCCAGACTGAGATACTTCCCGAGTGGAAGGAGGGACTAGGGATAGATTATACAGATGAAAAAATGGACTTACAGAAAGCTCCATACATCGATGTACAGAATAGATATGGTGGTTGGTCTAGGATATCACTTATGTCTGCTCCTTTTGGTACTATGCTTATTGATAGAATCAAGGGCTTTGAGCCTAGCTATGTGTTCGTGGATGAGCTTACAAACTTAGACTCTCCTTCCTACTTTGAGGCTGTGGTACAGCAGTTAGGTCGAAGACAGGGGATTGAGGGGATTCAGCAATACTGCGCTGCTTGCAATCCTGATGGCCCTTCTCACTGGGTATACAAAAGATTCTTTGAGAGTCCTATAGATGAAGAAGGTAATTACAATAACGATTACCATGTGGTTCATGTAAAGATAGCAGAGAACGAGAAGAACCTCCCTGAGGGTTATTACAACCGAGTCATGGAGGCAGTCTCGAACGATCCTATTGAGGCAAAAAGAATGCTCGAGGGGCAGTGGGTGGATAGACCATCGGGCGACGCTTTATTCGCTCCTTACTTTTCAAAACCCCTTCATGTAAAAGGAGATGCGAAAAAAGGAATCGTTCCAAACCCGAATTTCCCTATAATTATTGGGTATGATCCAGGTTCAGTAAACAACGCAATGGTCTTCATGCAATGCTTAGTCGGTAAAGAAAAAAGTATATGGATAGTTTTTGATGAACTAGTATTTATAAATCAGAAGATACCATACACTAAGATCATTCCGTTGTTATACAGGAAGATGAAGTATTGGAATGAAAGGCTAGAGAAAAAGATGAAGTACATACATATTTCTGATAACTCAGCCTTCAACCAATATAGGGCAAAAACAGGATCTTACGATGTTAAAGACTTTGAAGACATCTCTAAAGAAAAGTGTGAAGTATTCGGAATGGATCCAATAAGGATGAAAGCTGCACCGAAGTTCCAGGGGTCTGTAGAGGGTAGGGTTAGGCTTCTTATAGCAAAGTTAGTGCAAGAGGAGATTTTAATCTCTGCTCAATGTATAGAGGTTGTAAAGAGTGTTAGGAATCTAGCATCTGAAAAGAGCAAGGATGGCAAGTATGACCCTTCGCTGGCAATGAAGCCCAAGCGGAGTGTTTACATACACACATTCGATGCTCTGACTTATCCAATAATGTTCTATGATGTTAGACCAACAGTGCCTCAGGTAAGTGTTGGGACATCATCTGTAGTGGAAATAAATGCTTGACCTTTTGTAACCCAAAAGATTAAGTTACACTATGCAAGACATCATACAATTTGCAGTTGCCGATCCCGATGTTTCGGAACTTTTCGAGGGTATTTCGGCAGGTAGTAAAGTCACTCTTACCTTGGATGTAACTGTATCCGAGATCGATGATGAGAGATT